TCATCAAAGTCGTAGTCATACAGGACCATTTCGGACGTCGCAGGTACTGTGCCCGCCAGACCAAGATGTGATCTGGAAAATTCGACGGCCAAGGCCATCATCTCCGGCGTCATTAGATGCGCCCGGTTGAAGATCTGGCTCAGAAGATGCGGATGAATCTTGGTCATGTCAGTGCCTTTTCGATAGCGGCGATCTGTTTGTCGGTGATCTTCGGACGGACCGTCGATGGACCCGTGATTGGTCGCGTTTGAACATCGGTCATGTTGAGAGGCTGCAGATAGGAATCGCCGCCCATCACCGGCTCGAGGTTTTCCAGTCGGCGAATATCGTTGATCGACATCCAGCCCCATTGCCTGGCCTGGGCGTAGGCGGTGTAGCGCGAAGCGATGTCGCCTCTCAGCAGGCCGGTGACATCGAACCTTATTGTCATTCCGTCACGACGCTCTTCCTCGCTCAGAAAATCACGTTCCATCGCCTCCTCGTGGCGGCGCAGCCAGGCCATGAGCGTGTAGATCACGAACTCGAGAGATTGCTGCTCGATATTGGAGTTGGTCGCTCGATCGAGATCGCCAAGCATGTGTGCGGGGATGCCGTAGATTCGAGCGACGTCCCGCACACTGTACTGACGCGCCGCAATAAGCTCGGCATCATGGTTCGTCATCGACAGCGGCTTGAATTCCATACCCTCCTGCAAGAGCGCCACCTTCCCGGCATTGTCGGAGCCGGCGTATTTTGCGGCCCACTCGGAGGTTATGCGTTCGATGCCGGCCGGGTCCTTGATGGCGGGCGCCGCGGCCGGGCGCGTGATGACGCCGGAAAGGTTCGTCCCATTACCGAACATCTTGCCGGAATGGCGCTCGGTCGTTAGCGCGATGCCGATTGCATCGCGGTGAAGCGATATGGGCGAAAGGCCGGTGTAGGCGTTGTCCGAGATCCACCGAACGTGATGGATGTCGCGCAGGGGAAACAAACCCTCGATGCCATCGGGCGCCCGGAGGATCCGATAGTACGGCATGCGATCGATGGGACTGACCAAGACCTGCACCCGATCAGCGTTGAGCGGGTAGAGACTTTTGACCAGTCCCTTACGATCATAGAATTTCAAGGCGAAGGCGTTGCCGCGAAGCCCGAGCGAGACCTGCTTGAATTCGTTGAACTGGTAGGGCGTCTGAAACTCATTCGGCGCCACGCGCAGAAGCGCATAGGCCGGGTGATCTCGCACCAGGGTGCGTCCGTTGTCGGGCGTTGAGCGATAGAACTCGATAGGTAGCTGCGCCACCGTCTCGGCCAGGATCGTGACGGCACGCTGGACAGAAGCCAAAGCCAGAGCCGTCTGAGGTGTCACCCAGGAACCGGAGTCTGACCGGCTTCCCCAACCGGCAAGGACGGAGTTCAGCCAGCCTCCTCCTTGCGTGCCGGTGCTTCCATTGCCGGCTAGGACCATTCCGGAAAAGAACATCAGCTTTCTTGCGACTTCGCATGCGCGACCGCCCTCGCGGCCAGGAATGACCACAGCAGAAGGCCGAGGCCGCTGAAGATGAGAGCCGCGGGCCAGTAGATGAAATAAAGCCCGGCGGTCGCCAGCAGAAACCCGGCGACCCCGACCAGAAAGGCGATGAGGTCGAACCAGCCATCCCGCCGCTTGCTCACATGACCTCGACATCGATGGCGGTCGGCAATTGACCAACCCTCCGGCCCAAGAGGCGGAGTAGCAGCCTACGGATCAGATGGCCGACATGCAGTCGCATCAGCCGAGGGTCACCGTGATCGACTGCGGGGCGTCGTAAGTAGTCACCCCCGGCGCCGAAACGGAAAAGGCCTGGTTCACGGGGGTTCCGATCGGGTCGCCGTTTGTGTCCAATCGCACTGCGCTGGCGAGGTAACTTCCATCTGGAACATTGCTGAAAGTCGCCGCGAGGCCATTGACCTTTTGCGGGGCCAGGGCATTGCCGGCGGAGTCACTGACCGGCTTGCCCGAACCGTCGGTAATCGAAAGGCTGAGCTGGCCAGGGACGATGCCAGAGGCAAGCGTCATCGGCGCGCAGACGACATTGATCGTGACGTTCATGGTTGAGTCCTTCTGTAGGAGTGAAAGGCCGCTGCGAATTATGGTTCGAGCTGGTGCACATTGGAGAAAGGTGGCGACGGCTGGCTTAGATGCCGACGCCCTGGTCGTAGATCGATTGGCCGCCAACGGCCTCGGTGAAAGCCCGCGCCAACGCCATGATCAGCGCGACGATGCCGTCGATCTTGTTCTCGGGGCGCTCCTTGCGCGGGTAGATGTTGTCCTTCACATCGAGATGGGCGACGACGTTGCTCGCCATCCAGGTCAGCACCGGATCGCCGTCGTGGATGAGCTTCCTTTGGAGGACGAGCGCCTCGAGCGTCTTCATCGGCTCCGAGAAGTTGAGCACTGTGGGACGCACCTCGATCATCGGCAGTCCCTCGGCCAGCATCCGTGTCGAGAGCTGCGTCGCCTGGAATGGATCGAAGGCGACGGCCTGAATGGCAAAGCGTGCGGCGAGATCGAGCAGGTCGGCCTCGATCCACCCAAAATCGATGACGTTGCCCGGCGTGACGGTAAGCCGACCGGTGCGCATCCAGCCCGGATACTGACTGTTGCCGGTGGCGTTGACGGTGTCCTCAGGCAAGAAGTACCGGCCGAAGGCGGTAAATCCGCCCTCGATCTGCGGGTGGCGAAACACCATCACCAGCGCCGCGATATCTGTCTTGCTGGCGAGGTCTAGGCCGATCCAGCAGGGCTGGCTCAGGAATTGTTCGAGATCGAGATCCGGCTGGGCGCAACGATCCCATGCCCGCATATCCATCCAGGCGGTGTCGGCATTGACCCATTCGTTGAGATGCTTGGTCTTGAAATTGTTGACCGCGCTCGGCAGCTGCATCGCCTTTGACTGCAACGGACCCAAAACCTCGGGCCGGACCGAGATGCCCCAGTTTGGATTTGCCTTGGCGAGGGATAAATCAGCCGTCCAGTCATCACCGTCGTCCAGCCCGTAGACGATGCCGAACTGACTGTCGTCCTCGAACACGCCGTCGAGCAGGCGTGTCACAAAGCTGCGAACCTCGTAACAGATGCCAGCGCGGTTGCTCCCCGCGGTCGTGATGACCCAAAGCAGCGAGTTGTCACGTTTGCCCGTCGCCGTTTCCACGACGTCGTAGACGACGCGCGTCTTGTGGGCGTGCAATTCGTCGATGCAGCCGAAATGGATGTTGAGCCCATCCAGCGTCGAACCCTCGGCGGACAACGCTTCGAACTTGGAGCCGGTTGCGAGCACATGCATGTTGTGCGCTCCGACATCGACGCCAAACCGTTTACGAAACCCCGGCGAGCGCCGCGCCATTGTCTGCGCATCACCGAACACGATACGCGCCTGATCGCGTGTGGTGGCGAGTGAGTAGACCTCAGCCCCGCCTTCACCATCCGCGGCCAACATATAGAGGCCCACGGCCGAGGAGAGCGTCGACTTTGCGTTGCCGCGCGGCACCTCGATGTAGACGCGGCGGAAGCGTCGCTTGCCGTCAGGCTTTACCCATCCAAATGCTGTGGTCAGGACAAACACCTGCCATGGCTCGAGGCGGATGAGTTGACCCGCGAGCGGGCCCTTCACATGCGGCAGACGCTCGATGAACGCGCATAGATTATCCGCGGGCCTGAACGATTTACCGGCCTTGTCCTTCAGGCTTGGGTTGAACCGATAAGGGCTTCCCCGACCAGAGAACCGGACCAGATCATTCAGTTGCCGCTGGCAGGCCTGCCGAACCCATCGCCCCGCGCATATCCGTCCCGCCACGACGGCTTCGGCATATTGCCGGGCGATCGCGCTGTAGCTCGGCATCGTCCCTGTAAGACCTGCTGCTGGTTCATGAGTTTTGGAGCGCTTACCCGGCAATGCTTTCCCAGGGGTCCAGATCCTCGTTGGCATCGACCGTCATCGAAACCCGCGACCGCGACGCTGGCGTGAACCCCATCTCAGCGGCGGCGCGCATCATGATCTGAGCCTGCTTGTTAGCGATCGCCAAGTACGGCGACTGGATCGGCACGCCGGAATTCGGCGCCTTGATCAGCAACCCCGTCTTGGCCATGCCCGTCTGAGCCTTGATGTAGAGGTCGGCGGCGCAGGCCCAGATTTCCAAAATGGAGCCATCGAGCTTCCGCAGCAGACCGGGCGGCGCTGATCTGATGGCCAGTCGCCATGCTTCCTGGGCTCCGGAACTCAGATGGGCCGGGGGATGCTTGGGTTCCTTGAGATTGAGCCGGCGCTTGCCTGGATTGCCCGTCACAAGCTTCAGCACGGTTGGCTTGGGTTTTCGTCCCCTCATCGCTGCTTTCCTGGGGAGACCCCCCCTATGTCAATTTCGCGGCGGTAAAAATTCGGTTGGGCGGGCGCATCGGCGCACGAGCGCGCTAAAGAAAATGACCCCCCCTAGGGGGTCAAGCCGAAGGCTTGCGCAGCCGTTGCGCCGACTCGCGCCCGGTCTTGGCGTTGTGGCACGACACGCACAGCGCCTGCAGATTGCTCCACTCGAACCGCGCCCCACCGTCTTTGATGGGCGTGACATGGTCGACCACGCGTGCCTGCGTCAGCCTGCCATCAGGCTCGCAGCGGCAGCACAGCGGGTGGGCATGTAGGAACGTCTCGCGGACCGCGCGCCACGCGGTGGACGCGTAAAACGTTCGCTCCTCGTCGAACCAGCGCCGGGCGCGGCCGTAAATGCGGTGCACCGCGGCTCGGTGCTGGTCGCAGTAACCGGGGATTGCGAGGACCGCCGCACAGCCGGGATACCGGCACGGTGTCGGTGCTTTAAGCGGCAAGGCACGCCCCGAACAAAGATCAGAATCTGTCGCAAAAGAGCTTGGCTTAGGCCGTGAACGAAGCATTCATGGGATCAGGAACAACGGAGACCCCCATGCGACGCAACCACGATAATCATCAGGCGCTCGAGGCCTTCATGGCCCGTAAAGCCGAGATCGACACGCTGCTCGCGCGGCTCACCGCCTTCAGCGAAGACCACTTCAACACCAACCCAGACGCGATCAACTGGGGCCATGTGGGAACGCTGGCTGACTACACCACGCAGCTGAAGCGCATCAGCGACAGCGCCTTTCACGAGGGTGAGCACGCCGCTTAAGAGCTCGCCTCATAATATCGCCCCGACCGGAACTGGCGTCGGGGCTCGGGGCCGTAGCAGGGCTGCGATGGTCGTGGCCTGCACAGACCGAAAGGGTCAGCCCCATGTCCAAACTCTCCGATACCCAACTCGCCATTCTGTCCAATGCCTCGCAGCGGCCTGACCGCTGCATCCTCCCGTTACCGGATCGCCTCAAGGGTGGCGCGGCGGGCAAAGTGGTCGAAAGTCTGATCGCAAAGGGGATGGTCGAGGAAGTCGACGCCAACCGAGGCGATCTCGTCTGGCGCCAAACCGGAGACGGCCACGGCGTGACGCTTGTCGCCACCGACGCGGCGCTCGCGGCATTGAATATCGAGCCTCCGCAAAATCGCGCCCAAGCTGAGCATATCCCAGCCGCCACCAATAACGGCGCACTGATTGAGGATGCATCTGCCGATCAAGGCGCCGTCACCGCGATGGGCGAGTCGAAAACCGCCCGCGCAAAACAGCGTAACCCTCGCGCCGATAGCAAACAGGCACAGTTGATCACGCTGCTGCAGCGGGATCAGGGTGCGACGATCCCTGAGTTGGTCGAAGCGCTCGGTTGGCAGCAACACACGGTTCGTGGCGCAATCGCCGGCGCTCTCAAGAAGAAGCTGGGGTTTGAAATCATCTCGGAAAAGGGCGAAGGCCGGGGACGCGTCTACCGGATCGCCGGCTAGGACTGGTTGAAGTTCTGACCGGTGGCGGCGTGGGTGGCGCTGCCACCGGAGATCTCCTGCCAGCGCTGCACGATCACGTCGACGTATTTTGGATCGAGCTCGACGAGTCGGGCGCGTCGTCCCGCCCGTTCCGCTGCAATCATCGTGGTTCCCGAGCCACCAAAGACATCGAGCACGATATCGCGGCTCTTCGACGAATTGCGGATTGCACGCTCGACCAAAGCGACTGGCTTCATTGTGGGGTGCAGATCGTTTTTCTGTGGCTTGTCGAAGAACCAGACATCGCCCTGGTCACGTGCGCCGCACCAGTAATGATCGGCGCCGTCTTTCCAGCCATAGAGGATCGGCTCGTATTGGCGCTGATAGTCGGCGCGGCCGAGCGTGAAAGTGTTCTTGGCCCAGATCACAAATGTGGACCACTTGCCGCCAGCTTCGCGAAACGCCTTCTGCAATGCATCGAGTTCCGAGGATGACATGCAGACGTAGACCGCGCCCTTGGTGACAGTGAGTATGTTGACGCAGGCGTCGTAGAGGAACGCGCCGAAACTCTCGCCCAGCGCATCATTGAGAATGGGCCGATTTTTCCCGCGCAGTTTGTCCTTCGCCGAATTGGCGTAATTTACGTTGTAGGGCGGATCGGTGAAGCACATGTCCGCCAGCTCGCCATCGAGCAGCTTCTCGACGTCGCTTAGCACCTTTGCATCGCCGCAGAGAACGCGGTGTTCGCCGCATATCCAGAGATCTCCTGGCCGGCTGATGGGGTCGGTGGGCGGCTCCGGCGCTTCGTCGAGATTCTCCTGAGGGTCCTGTTCCGTCGCGAGCAATCGATCGAGATCAGCGTCGTCGAAGCCTAGCAGATTGATGTCGAAAGCTTCGTCTTTCAAAGCCGCCAGCTCTGCTGCCAACATCTCCTCATTCCAGCCAGAATTGATCGCGATCTGGTTGTCGGCAAGCATCAGAGCGCGCCGTTGTGTCGCGGTCAGATGCGAGAGCACGATCACTGGCGCATCGGCGAGCCCGAGCTTCCGCGCCGCCAGCACGCGTCCGTGACCGGCAATCATCACGCCGTCTTCCCCGACCAGAACGGGGTTTACAAATCCGAACTCGGCGATCGACCCCGCGATCTGCGCCACCTGCTCATCGCTGTGAGTGCGGGCGTTGCGCGCATGCGGGATCAGGCGCTCGAGCTGCCATCGCTCGAGCTGTGAGGCGAATTCAGTATTCATCTGTCTTTCGGATTTTGACGGCGCAACCTGGTCGGATTGGCCTAATTTCTGGGGCTATGCGCCCTGCACGCGCCTCGCCCGAGCATATCAAGAAAACTACCGAACTTTGCCGATTTTGTCCGAGCGAAAAGTGTCCGCCGTACACTTTTCGAGATTACTCTCAGTTCTTCGCCGATCCTGTCAGCGCAATCACGCGACGCTTCGAATGATTGCGGTTGAGCCGCCGTCCATTAAGACGAAACGCGATGACGCAGAGCGCGAAAATCCAGTGTTGATGGGCGGCGGACCGCTGCATTCCAACCGCCCAGCAAATTGTTTTCCAGCGCTCGCCATAAGCACGCATCCATACGATCCTGCCATCGATGGCCTCGAGCCCAACCGTCCAGCTCAGCGTCTCTTCCATGCGGCTGATCGCGGCCGGCGATGGGAGGATGCGCATTGGTTTTGGTTCCTGTCCGACCTTGTCGGCGAAACTGTGGATGATCTCCGGCCAGACATTGAAGTAACCGCGTCGCCGCTCCGGCGGCAGGCGCTTCAGAACGTAGGCGGCTTCAGCAAGTCGCTCCTCGACGAGACTTGGCGTCCATTCGGTCATCGCTGTGCCTCCTTGCGTTGGGTGCAATCGCCATAAAGTTTGTCACCGAGCTGGCGCACGAGTTCGCGCTCCGGCCATGTCAGGCGTTCGTCGTTTTCCGCGATAACCAGAACACGCTGTTCGCGCCACCCTTCCTGCTTGACCTGTTCGGGCGATCGGCGGTCGCCGCCATAGCCGCGGGGCGCCCATCTCATCGCGACACCTCTTGCAGCACGGCGGCGTAACCGGCGATGTCTAGAATCGAGTCCTGATGCGACGGATCGTGCGAGAGCCGGGTGAGCTTCAGGTCGATGAGGCACATGACGACCTGCGCCGGCGTCACATTATGGCCTATCGTCAACGACCAACGCTTTGCGAGCAATTCCATCGACTGG